GATAGCACTTGCACCATCACTATAGGGCCAAACACGGTTAGTAAGTTGTGGTTTATCGAGAACGCAACCAGCGGATCGCAGAGCATCATCATCAAGCAAGGTTCTGGTGCCACCATCACCATACTTAACGGTCAGACCAAAGCAATTTACAGCGATGGTGCAGGTTCTGGTGGCGCGATGGTTGATGCGTTTACTGATCTGTCTGTCCCATCGTTCTTCGTGTCAGGCGATTTAGACGTAGATGGCACCGCTAATCTTGATGTTGTAGATGTCGATGGTGCATCAAGCTTTGCAGGAAATGTCACAATTGAAACAGGCGCAGATCTACTAACCGCATCGGCAGGTAGCGACAACATTCGTATTGGCGAAAACGCTGGAAACAGTATTGCGAGTGGCGGCACGTCTAACATCACAATCGGCAAGGACGCGGGAACCGCTATAAGCACGGGGGATTTCAATATAGCCATCGGGCAGGATGCTCTAAAAACTGAAGATGCACACGGCGGCAATATAGCGATTGGTTACGAGGCATTGGAATCCCAAGACGCTGGGGCAAATGCGTTCTCGGTAGCGGTAGGTCATCAAGCAGGCAAATCAATCAGCACAGGGGTTCAGAACACCCTAATCGGTGGTCTAGCAGGGGACGCTCTGACTACGGGTAATTACAACGTGGCGGTTGGGTATGAGGCGTTAAGCACTGAAGATGGTAACGGCAATGCCGTAGCTGTTGGCTATAGGGCGCTCAAGACACTAAACGCTGGAGCAGAATCATATAATGTAGCGGTTGGAGTTGACGCAGGAACGTCCATTACCACTGGTGCTAGAAATGTCCTTGTGGGTGCTTTTGCTGGGGACGGACTAACGGATGCTGACTTCAACGTCGCTGTTGGTTTTGGCGCATTAGACGTTGACGTTCTAGGTAGTAAATCTACCGCCGTTGGTTACGGGACTTTAGAGGTTCAAAATTTTACTACCGCCACAGATACTTTCAATACAGCGGTGGGCTTTGAAGCGGGCCATGTAATCACAACCGGAACCAACAACACCCTTATTGGTGGTATTGCAGGTGATGCCCTTACCACGGGCAATAACAACACTGCTCTTGGTTATCAAGCTCTAAGCGCTGATACAAAAGGTGATAGGGCCGTAGCTATAGGTTTAGGCGCGTTAGCTGTACAAAATTTCACCACAAACACAGATAATTATAATGTTGGTGCGGGTTATTTTGCTGGTGGTGGAATCACAACGGGAATCTTCAACACCATCGTCGGCGGTCTTGCCGCTGATGCGCTTACTGAAGGGACAAGAAATGTTGCCATCGGTAAAGATGCGCTGACATCGGATACTTTGGGCAGTAGGTCAGTCGCTGTTGGTTTTGCGGCTTTATTTTCTCAAAATTTCACTACTGCCACCGATACTTACAACGTGGCAGTAGGCGAGCAAGCAGGTCTAAACGTCACTACGGGAACCAAGAACACCCTTGTCGGTGGCCTTGCAGGCGATGCGATTACCACAGGCACTAACAACAATGCTTTCGGTTATAACGCTTTAGGAGCAACCACAGAAGGGCAGTTTAACAACGCTTTTGGCGAAGCTGCGCTGCTGTCAAATACTACGGGCGATAGCAATGTCGCTATTGGCGGTTCTGCTCTCAGGGCTAATACAGACCAAGATAAGAATACCGCTATTGGTGAGTCCTCGTTGAGAGTAAATGTAAACGGTGCAAAAGCTGTAGCCGTAGGATCAGGTTCTTTACAAAATCAAAACCCCAGCACAGATACAGATACTTACAACGTAGCCGTAGGCGTTGACGCAGGTAACGACGTCACTACGGGGCTATACAACACTATTATTGGAGGTCTAGCAGGCGATGTTCTGACCACCGGCGGCAGTAATGTAGTAGTAGGGGTTGATGCGTTAGGTGCAGATACACAAGGAAGTCGTGCTGTTGCGGTCGGTATGAACGCCTTGCTTCGTCAAAATTTCACCACTGCTACAAATGGTTACAACGTCGCTGTTGGCTACAGTGCAGGCGATCATATCACCACGGGAGTTCAGAACACTATCGTTGGTGGTCTTGCAGGTGATGCCTTAACTGACGCTGACTTTAACGTAGCTGTGGGCATAGGAGCTTTGGGTTCTGACACGTTAGGAAGTAGGTCTGTAGCGATTGGGTCAGGTGCTTTAGACACACAAAATTTCACAACAGCTACAAATACTTACAATACAGCAGTGGGGTTTGAAGCAGGGACGGCAGTCACCACGGGGAGGGGCAACACCCTCATCGGATCTTATGCGGGTTTCTCTGTAAATACGGGCACGGATAATACATTTGTTGGTCACGATAGCTCTGGCGAATTTGGCGCAGGACATCTAACAACCACGGGCACTGGCAACACCTACGTTGGGGCAGGAAGTGGTAGTCGTATGACTACTGGTTCCAAGAATTCTATTTTGGGAATGTTCGACGGCAACGAAGATGGCTTAGACATGCGTACCGCAACCAACCGCGTCATCCTATCAGATGGCGATGGTCAAGTCGGTTTGGAATTGAATATAAGCACGGGTGGGCAGGCGATTATTCAAAGTGACGGTATATCAAGATTAGGGGCAGGACAACAACTTTTATCTGCCACAGACTACGATAATGTTTTGTTCCCAGGCATGTATCGAATTGACAACAACGCAACGAATGCTCCAACGACTAGCTTCCATGCAGTGGTTGTTTTTGGCAACGCTGGAAACGTTACTACTCAGATCGCAGTAAAACTTCAATCTACTGAAGTTTATGTTCGATCTTTCAACACGGCTTTCACAAGCTGGGATCGCATAGACACATAAGGGCTAGGCATGTATTTATATTTCAAACCTGACGGGACTCTGTTTATTCGTAGTAAAAAACGAATTACAGAGGATTTGGATTCCTCTTTGACAGAGATGTTAGTTGATGACGATCTTATTCTGACTAAAGAAGGCGAACCAGATTCAGAGGGGATAGTTGCTCTCCGAGAAAAAACTAAGTCAGAAATAGAAAATTCTCTGACATACGCGAACAAACGAGTTACGGAATACCCTTCTATCGAGGATCAACTGGACAAAATATATCACGAAGGAATTGACGCTTGGAAAGCTGACATACAAGCGATTAAAGATAAATACCCAAAGTCGTAGGAGGAATAAATGTCTGAAGAGGCTAGAACCGACGAAGAAAAAGCGAAGATGTACCAAGCCATGTTAAATGGCGCGAATGTTATCACCAGTGTGTTGGCATCTGATAACGAGTTCGGCAACGATCTCACAGGTGCTGAGAAGCAAGAGCGTGTACTGCGTAGTGCCGGTTATTTAGAATACGGCAAGGCGCTAGGCGATTGGGGGTCAGAGGACTTTTCTGCCATCGACTCTGCTGTAGCAGCCGCAAAAGCATATAAGCCATAAGGAAAATAGAACGTGCAAATCAACCTAGAAGAACATGAGATCAACGCAATCCTAGCGGTACTGGGCGATATGCCTAGCAAAACTGGGACTTGGCCTTTGATGATGAAGATTAAGGTACAAGCTGATGCTCAGTTGGTTGAATCAGAAGAAGGGCCAGAAGAAGGCGAGGGAAAAGCTGCTGTCGAAGCCATAAATGGCTGAAATTTCGTACAAGATGCATCCTCTTCCGTCAGTGTTTTTGATGGAGTTGGACATCCCGACAGAGTTCGTAGAGGCGTGTAACGACTATCTTGATGAACTTGTCACGCAGGACGATAGGGTTAGTGCAGCGCATACGCTCGTAGGCCAGATCAAGACAGGCGAGCAGCTTGTTATGGATCACGAAGACCCAAGGCTAGTACCCTTTTCTAAGTTTCTGTGTGAGATGAGCGTCACGTACATCAATCAGTTCATGGCTCAATCTGGTCAGGTTCTGGACGGCAACAGAAGCGTCGAGATGGATGAGCTTTGGTCAGTCCACAGCTACCAAGGTGATTACAACCCGATTCACGATCACGGCACTAAAACCGTCATGGGTGTTAGCTGTACAACGTGGACGAAAGTACCGCCTCAGATAGCACAGGGGTCAAGACCGGGATCGCAAGAATACGGGTTATACAACTCTAGTGGCGAGAGTGACGGATGTTTACATTTTAACTACGGGGCCTCGAGCACATGGGACAGAGAACGGCTGAAGCCTACGCAAAGCGTCGTTGCTCGACCAATAGTCGGACGTTTGTACTTATTCCCCAGCTGGATGCAGCACATGGTGTATCCGTTTCAGGGGGAAGGCGAGCGAAGGACAGTAGCCGCCAACATAAATTGTTTTCCTGTAGAGGGATCACAAGATGGAAATAAGCATTAATGACACAGCGCAGGTCAGTTGGAAGCAAGTCGCTGTACAAAAGCAGGAGCGTTTGAGAACCGGCGCGGAAGGCGAGACTGTGCGCGAAGCGGTAGAGACAATCATACCAACTATGTACACCAAAGAGGGCAACAGGGTCGAGGCGCAGCAATTAGCATCGACACAACGAGTAAATATAAGCGTATAACCCATGATTATCGAGTCTGTTGCAGCCGCTGGGATGCTTCTCCAGCAGATCAATTCGGTGATCCAAAATGTCAATGAAGGCAAAGCCAACGTGCAACAAGCGATGGCTCTTGTGTCTGATTTCGGAGAAGCTCTTAACAACTTCGAGGTACAACGTAAAAGCTCGACGTTTAATGCGCTCTCAAAGAATGACATCCTCAAGCTACAAATGCTTCGTAGGAACCAGGAAAGATATCAAAAAGATCTGAGGGATTTGCTCCTGGTTGCAGACCCCAAACTGCTAGAGGACTACGACCAAGCAATTAGGCAGCAGGAACAAGACAGGAGGGCACACGCGAGGCTAATGGCAAAACGTAAACGCGAAAAGCAAATCCTCATTCAACAACTGCTTGTTGGCGGCACGACTCTTATCATCGGAGGCGGCATTGCAGTCCTAATCTTTGTCTTGATTCTAAAAGCCTTCGGATGATTATGGCGTTTCTGCTTGTCATGGTAGTTGAGGGCGAGCAAGTCGCAGGTAGATTTCACTTCCGCAACATTCACAGGTGCAATCAGTTTGCTTTTTGGCTCGAACAAGGGTCTATCAAGCCCATAGAGGGCAGGCGTCTGAACAACCAAGAGAATATTACAGCATACTGCATCCCTGTTAAGGTGCCGCAAAACACACAATTTTATGACTGAGATGGCAGCGAAGAAATTAGAACCTGGATCAGACTATGATCAGTACGACACCGATGGTGACGGCGTTGTCAC